AACTATTATTGACAATTCCATTTCAATAGATTAATAGACATCAATCTACGGATACCAATCTCACGCCCTGCACGATCAATATTAACATTTGAATCTACATACTTATATCTCTTACTATCAAGTAAAAAGTCAGTCGGTATGTACACAGCCAGGTTAAGCTTCATTAGCAAATCATAAATTTCATCGTAGTCAATAGCATTTGATAAATCAGTTAACTTTGGTCGCATAGCACGTGGTTTAAGTCGTTCTGGAAATTTCCCTATTGCTTCGATATTATAATATTTCTCGATGTGTTTTCTTGAACGGGCTATTGTCACACTATCAAGCATGGTAAAGAAATCAAAGTCCAGAGAGCGCAGAAGATTTTCTGTGGTGCGGTCTTCAGGGTCTAGTTTGCTCCATTTATTAAATGCTGTTTGCGCACCTCGGAATATAATATCTATTGGTTTAGCAGTGTCCAGTTTGTCGTTTATAAGTGATGGATCTCCTTCATATGCAAGTTCAAGTTGATGCCTTAAATCAGAAAAACCATTGTTAACAGGTGTTGCCGAAAGCATGAGCACTTTGGTTTTAATGCCCTGTCTGATCACTTTATTTAATAATTGCAGATACCGGTTTTCTCTTTTGTTATCACCACGACCTGAATAATCACCACCATTACGGAAATTATGACTTTCATCAATTACAACCAGATCATAATTACTCCAATTGAGTTTAGACAGATCAATATTACCAGACTTTCCATGCTCTCTTGATAAGTCGGTATGGTAAAGAACATCGTATCTTAACCGGTCAGCTGCAATTGGATTGTTGAGATAGTTTTCTTTAAATGTGAACCAGTTGTCGCCAAGCTTCTTCGGGCAAAGCACAAGAACATTTCGATTTCGCAACTCATAATATTTAATAACACCTAGCGCAGTAAAAGTTTTACCTAAACCAACGCTGTCTGCTAGGATGCAGCCATTAAAGTTTTCCAACTTATTAATAATTGCAAGAACAGCATCCTGCTGGAAATCATATAGCTTTTTCCATATTTTTGTTTCTTTAAATCCTGTAGCCTCATTGGGCAGTACATCTTCATTAATGTCCTCTAAGAACTCATTGAAAATATTATAAATAGCAACGAAATATACAAACTCAGGTGAGTTCTCATTATAAGCAGCTGTGATGCCATCAATCACCTGGTCTGTTACGTCCTGCATAAGATTTTTGTCATTCCAAATCCGATCAAACATTTTCACATATTCATCTGCAAGAGGTGTATCGATTCGATTGACAAGGTTCATAATGTTGTTTCCACGTTCACAACCTAGATCTGCAGTGGTAAATGAGTTTAGTGGCGAATAAGCTATAGATTCGTCAGGCTTTACCACGCTCAGAAAACTTCCAATAGAACCACCTGTTACGTTAGAACGAAAGTTAACCTTCTTTTTAATCCATTCTGCACATTCACGAGCGATCGCCTTTTGATTTAGTTCATTTCGCAATTTGACTTCAAACTCTGTTCCATACAAAGAACGCTCTCGATTAAGCTGCGGAATATAGAACTCACGCTTTTCTCTGGAAGTTTTCTCATTCAGAAATGTTGGAGAGGTAAAAATAAAGCGCAATTCTTCCACGCCATCTAGTTGCTTTCTCAAAGCTTCATAAGCATAAATTGAAAAGCAGGCTGCAGCTATTGAAATTTTATCCCCTTTTGAGACTGTCTTTGACAGATCGTCTTTCACGGTTTTATTTACATTATCGAGAACTTGCATATCTTTCCCCCTCAATTTTTAGATTAACTATTATTTACTCTATCTCAGCACTTTTACCACTCTCTACCCAAGCATCAACTTCAGATATTTTAAACTTGTACTGTTTCCCTACTCTACGGTATGGTATTACATCTTTTTTTATCCAATTTCGAATTGTATCTTTGCTTACACCGAGATGTTCAGCGATTTCTTCAAGGCTTGACCATCTTTCAGGTTCATTAGTCATTTTCGTTCCTCCCTATTAAATAAAAAGACAATTTTGTAATGCTGATTTTCATCGCAATTTCGTATATTAATTTTGCACTCATAGGCTATACCAATCTAAAACAAATCAAAAAGGCTATCTCCGGTTGGTTTTTGCTTCGATTGAAGTTCGTATAGATATTCTCTCATCTGAACATAGCTTTTTTTAGCATCAAACCCATCATCATCAAGGCATTTTATTAACTCTGAATATTTTGATGGATTTCCACGTACTTCTTCAACATCAATCTCATATACCCAACCGACAACATCAGGATCTCCGTACTCATACTTATAATCCAAGTCCACATCATCAGCATTTACGAGGGTTTCGCTCTCGTCTTCATCTATCACGTATACATACTCATTTGTAACCAAGGAATCGTAATGTGGAAAATTCTCGCATTTTACAGACCATAAATCATTTATTTGTTGTATAAAATCAAACAAGTAGGATTCTGATGAGTTGGATACATATTCATCGGTTTCACCTTTTTCATATCTCAGTATAGGATACATTTTTTCTAAGAATGTCCAATAACCCTCTACTTGATCACATTCTTTATAGAGATCAGTTAAAAAGGGAAGAAAAATATACTCCTCTACCTTATCAGGTATCATATCGTAAAGCATGTTGAAAGTCTTATCACCAAACATACGACTACGCCTGTTCTCAAAAAAATTTCCAATGCTCTCTAGAGTTTTGTCCTTCTGTTTTGAAAAATACAAGGCACAGAAATACTCTTGAAATGATCTGTGTGTAAAATGATACTTTCCGCTCTCAAAGTACATTAGACACATGTTAGAGCATAGGTCATATAGATAATCACTTGCAGTGGTCGTATTGTCTCCTGTTTTTTCCCGCTCTTTTAATAGATAGTAGTATTTCGAAAACTCTTCTTCAGTTAACTCAAATTTTTCATCATGATATGAGCGTGAACAGATTTCAGCAAAATAGTCTGCAAATCTATCAGCACTTAATCCAGTTTTTAGAGTTCTTTTATAGGCCCCTTTGCTGGCGTCGTGTTTTACGGCTAACGCCCCAAATGCCTCTCTATAAAACACATGCATTTTTGAAGGAACTTCTGCATACTGCTCAAATGTTAGCAACATAATAGTTAACAAAAGTGGGTTTTCAATAAATGCTCTATGAGTCCGATGTAAATTGTCCTCCAGTTCATTTCGAAACTTCTCTTTAATAATTGGTTCATCCGTCCTGAATTCTAAGTTGTCAATTAGCTTTAATGCTTGCTTTTTAGAAAATGGTTTTAGCTGCAAAACAGTAAATCGTGAGTACGATACAAAAGATTGGTAAGGTCGTGAAGAAATCACAAAGAAATTATTTGGATACATATCCGTGAAAGACTCTAAATCTCTCTCAAATCTCTTTGCACTCGCAGATCCAACCTCATCTAATCCATCAAACAATAACAAGCACTTGCCTTTGTTTAGCGCATCTTCAAACTGCTCTTCTGTGATTTCATTGCAAAGACTAGTGATTTTCGAATACGCATATTCAAATAGAGTATCAAACATCTCATCAAAGTCTTTTAGTGGAATAAATACTGGAACCATGAATATTTCTTCATAGTTTTCTACAGCATTTAACAACAAGTGTCTCATCATCATAGATTTACCTAGCCCGCCAGTTCCGGCAAGTATTACAAAACGGGAGCATTTTGAAAGACTGTCCACTGTAACATTTCCTATTGTAGACAATCTATATGAAGTTCCAAATCTTCCATGCTCGGGGATTCGTCGTTCAATGTCGTTACAAACGTAGAAATCATAAAACGGTTTTGGCTGGTCATTATATAAGAGCGTCTTTATTGAGCTATATTTATCTTTCGCACTTTGAATATATTTTTTGAAGTTTGGCTTAATTGGCTTTCGATATATTTCAGTTTCAGAAGTTGGTGACACTTGCCTAAACGTAATATAACAGTCCACTTCTTTTACGATTTTTCCAAATATATCGCTAGCATTATCAACCGATAGATTTGAACGACTTCTAATCATAATCTCTTCCCAATCTTTATACAGGCTGGTGATATTATCAATAAAAGTTTTCATCTCACCTGTCACATTATCCTGAGATCGCCCTAAGCGAACAGTCTCAAGTAAAGCAGTATAAAAAGACTCCCAATCATCTTTGTTGATTTTACGAGTAGCATTCTTGCCTAAACTATCTACAATCAACTGCATTGTATCCTCTAATACATCAACTTGCTGATCAAATGAATTATCTGACTTGATCAGGTAGGTTTCCTCATATATTTCTAATCCAGAAGGCACCACAAGTTCTTTATTGGTATGGTCTACCACATTAATCTTTCTTGTATTCTTTAATTCACTTATATACTGGAGTGTCAATCCCTTGACGGTTTCCTTGCCGACAGTATTCATGACTCCGGCAGCAGTAGTGTAAAGAAATACCCCAGCTAAAAATTCATCCAACGCAAAATCGCCCTGTGAAAGCAGGGCGTTTTTTGTTTGTCCAATATATTTTTCAAAACTCAGTTTCTTTTCACCATCAAGCACACTATCTCTCTCAATGATATCAAGCAACACAAGAACGACTAGCTCTTTTTTGTCTTCATCTAGTAATGGAATTACATCCTCTCTAAACCTCTGCACTACTTTATTTTTATCAGCTCTTTGGGAAGCATTTATTACATTGCTGATGCTTTCACCATTGTTCTTTATGGCAGCACTTCCACTATCACTGATATTACCGTTCGAAAGATTCCCCGTACAGCTAAAGAGTCGTGATACTGCTGATGCATTATTTTGGTGTATGTATTGGCAAGTCGGATCTACAGTCCGCGTCATCGTCCCCAAAAGCACATAACCAAAAACACTTTCTATTTTGCACAATCGAAGAACCTGTGCAAATGTCCCAAAACACAGTCTTGTCATAATTTTTCTCCCTTGCAACTCATAAGCAAGTGAATGCAACTCACTGCAAATGAGAAGTATATTCCGCTCAATTTCGAAGCAAATCCCTATGAAAGTAAGCTGATGCCAGGAGTTCTGGTATCGGCTTTTTTTATTTTGAAATAAAAGCAGTTCCTACTAATTCCTATTAATTCATCTTAACACAAATTATTTTCAATTGTCAATCAAAGGAGGAAATCAAATGAAAAACAGTACAAATCAAAGTCAACCAAAGAACAAGGATTTCTATGATGGTGCGTGGCACCTAACAATCAACAATCAAGTCATTGAAGTCAACGAAGAGGTCTATCGGGCTTATAAGCAACCTTTATGGGCAGAGAAAAAACGCCAAGAACGTGAGAAACGCTGCATTATCAGTGATGGCAAAGGTAGCGCAAAAAGATGTACTCGAAACTGCCGTGAATGTGATATTGAACGCGCTGAAAAAGGTTTAAAACTAATGGATCGAAATGGCAGTACCCTCTCACTGGACAAGTTTAGTGATGATGGTTTCGATGTTCCTGATTTAGTAAATACTGATGAGCTTGTAGAGGACAAGCTGCTTCTTGATGAACTCTTTGCCGCCCTGGATGAACTTGACCCGGAGAATCGCCGTATCGCTGAACTCTTCAGCATGGGAAAAACCGAACGTGAAATTGCAAAATATATCGGTTGCTCTCAAAAGACTGTTAACAATCGAAAACCTAAGATCTTTGCCCAACTAAGAGAAGCATTAAAAGATTGGAAATAATTCATTACTCAAAATGCCCTCTGGTGTCCTGTGGATATCAGAGGGCATCATAAAAACTATTTTTCAAAGTAATTACTCAAACTTCTCACTTTTGTCCTGTGAAGGTTGAGGGGAACAAAACAGCCCTCGGAACGGAGGTTAAACAATGCAGAATCAAGCAAACCAAACTGACACTCAGAGCCGGGATCCTGAAATGGATGAAGAGCTGGCCGATGTTCTTACCGCCATCAGCGTAGTGTCAAAGCGACTTGCTAAGAAGCTTACAACGCTATCGCAGCAAGAGAAAGAAAAAGGAGGAAAACCAGATGGGCAAAATGAGTGAACTCTCTCTATTAGTTAAAGAGCTGAACCAATGTGGTGAAACGCTGATAGGCATATCTCAGTCTCTTTCCAGCATGTTCAGTAGTAGCGATGAACCAACACCAGCTAAATCAGCACCAGAAGAAAAGGCCATAACACTTGAAGAAGTTAGAGCGGTTCTGGCTGAAAAAAGTCGATATGGCCATACAGCAATAATTCGTGAGCTACTTCAAAAGTATGGCGCTGATAAGCTATCAGAAATTAATGCTTCCGATTATCCAGCACTCCTAGCAGAAGCTGAGGTACTTGGAAATGGGTAAGCATGCACTTCTTTCAGCCTCTTCATCTCATAGGTGGTTAAACTGTCCTCCTTCTGTCAGGCTCAGTGAGTCTTATGAAGATAAAGGAAGTAGCTACGCTGCTGAAGGCACCGATGCTCATATCCTATGTGAGTACAAATTAAAAGTTGCTCTTGGACTCTCAGGCAAGGATCCAACAGAGAATCTCACCTACTACAGTGAAGAGATGGAAGAATGTGCGAATGGCTATGCAGCTTTCATTCTTGAGCTGGTAGAAGCTGCAAAAGAAAAATGTGCGGACCCGGTTGTTCTGATAGAACAAAGGCTTGACTTCTCTAAGTATGTTGAAGGCGGCTTTGGGACCGGAGATTGCTTGATCATCGCTGATTCCCAGATCCACGTATGCGACTACAAGCATGGACAGGGAATTTTAGTTGAATCCGAAGACAATCCGCAGATGAAGCTCTATGCACTGGGTGCCCTAGAAATCTTCGATGGAATCTATGACATCGACACGGTTTCCATGACTATCTATCAGCCTCGTAGAAACAACATATCCACCCACACAGTATCTAAAGAATCCTTATACACATGGGCTAATGAAGTTCTTAAACCAACTGCAGAGCTGGCCTTTGCTGGTGAAGGGGACTTCAAGTGTGGTGATTGGTGTGGGTTTTGCAAAGCAAAGCACGAATGCCGCACCAGAGCTGAGTACAACATGGAGCTTGCCAAATACGACTTCAAGATGCCCCCTCTACTCGATGATTATGAGGTTGAAGACATCCTAAGTAAAATCGATGGTCTAATCTCTTGGGCATCAGATATCAAAGATTACGCACTGCAATCAGCAGTCAGCGGAAAGCAGTGGAACGGATGGAAGCTGGTCGAAGGACGCTCCAATCGAAGATACACTGATGAAACTGCGGTTGCTAAAGCCGTCAGCGCAGAAGGTTTTGATCCATATGAACAAAAGCTTCTTGGCATTACTGCCATGACCTCTCTTATCGGTAAGAAGCGATTTGAGGAAGTTCTAGGAAGCTACATTGAAAAGCCTCAAGGGAAACCAACACTGGTTCCTGAGAGTGACAAACGTCCGCCAATTAATACAGCACAACACGATTTTAATGAAATTTAAGGAGGAAAATCATATGTCCAATAATGCAAACAAATCAAACAGCAACCCCATGAAGGTTATCACAGGTCCTGACACTCGCTGGTCTTACGCCAATGTCTGGGAAGCAAAGTCCATCAACGGTGGCATTCCAAAGTTCTCGGTATCCCTCATCATTCCTAAATCAGATACTGCAACTGTAGCAAAAGTCAAAGCTGCCATTGAGGCTGCTTACCATGAAGGTGAAGCAAAGCTTAAAGGCAACGGAAAGTCTATTCCACCTCTTACAAGTATCAAAACGCCTCTCAGAGACGGAGATTTGGAAAGACCAGACGATCCAGCCTATGCCAATGCCTATTTCATCAATGCCAACTCTGCTACCGCCCCAGGAATTGTAGACGCTGATAGAAATGTTATCCTTACTCGCTCCGAAGTTTACAGCGGTGTTTACGGTAGAGCAAGCATCAACTTCTATGCCTTCAACAGCAATGGAAACAGAGGAATCGCCTGCGGTTTAAATAATCTACAAAAAGTCAGAGACGGTGAGCCTCTTGGTGGAAAGTCCAGGGCTGAGGACGATTTCGCCACTGACCTTGATGAGGATTTCCTGTCTTGAGGACAATAAGCATCGATATCGAAAGCTATAGTAGTGTAGACCTCGCCAAAAGCGGGGTCTACCGCTATATAGAATCATCTGACTTTGAGATCCTGCTCTTTGGATACTCCGTAGATGGTAGCGATATCGAGGTGATCGACCTTGCTAGTGGTGAAAAACTTCCTGAAGAAATACAATCAGCCCTCACTGATCCATCCATTATTAAGTGGGCCTTTAATGCCCAGTTCGAAAGAATTTGTCTATCTAAATGGCTAGGCTTACCTAATGGTCAATACCTCAGCCCAAAATCCTGGCGATGCACCATGGTCTGGTCTGCATATATGGGTTTACCCCTTTCTCTTGAAGGCAGTGGCGCTGTTCTTGGTCTTGAAAAGCAAAAACTATCTGAAGGGAAAGACCTGATCAGATACTTTTGTAAACCCTGTAACCCAACCGCCACAAATAGAGGTCGGTCGAGAAATCTACCAGTCCACGCTCCTGATAAATGGTCTGAATTTAAGTCCTACAACCTTCGTGATGTCGAAGCTGAAATAGCCATCCAGGAAAAACTAACAAAATTTCCGGTGCCTGAAGAAGTGTGGAATGAATACCATCTTGACCAGGAGATCAATGATCGTGGTGTTTCTTTGGATATGCCTTTTGTAAACGAGGCAATAAAGATGGATACTCGCTCTCGTTCAGAGCTCCTCCAGAAAATGAAAAGACTAACGGATCTTGATAACCCTAACTCCGTTGCACAGATGAAAAATTGGTTGTCAGACCAGGGCCTTGAAACAGACTCATTAGGAAAAAAAGTTGTTTCTGAACTCCTTGAAACAGCCCCTCCTGATCTTAAAGAAGTATTGGAGTTAAGACAATCACTGGCCAAGTCCTCCGTCAAAAAATACTCTGCCATGGAAAACGCAGTGTGTGCCGATGGTCGTGCTCGAGGTATGTTTCAGTTCTATGGTGCTAATCGAACAGGTCGATGGGCAGGAAGAATTATTCAGCTTCAGAACCTTCCTCAAAACCACCTGCCCGATTTAGAACAAGCACGAGCCCTTGTGCGCTGCGGTGATTTTGAAGCTTTGGAAATACTTTTTGATTCCATACCCGAGGTTCTTTCTGAACTTATCCGCACCTCGTTCATTCCTACCCCTGGTCGCAAATTCATCATCGCAGACTTCTCTGCTATCGAAGCCAGAGTTATTGCATGGCTTGCCGGAGAAAAATGGCGTCAGCAAGTTTTCGAATCTGGCGGTGATATCTATTGTGCTTCTGCTTCTCAGATGTTTGATGTTCCTGTTGAAAAACATGGAGTCAATGGCCACTTAAGGCAAAAAGGTAAGATCGCAGAACTGGCCCTTGGTTATGGGGGATCTGTTGGTGCCCTTAAAGCCATGGGTGCCCTGGAGATGGGTCTAAATGAAGATGAACTACAACCCCTGGTTACAGCTTGGCGTACTACCAACCCAAATATTGTTAGGCTTTGGTGGGATGTAGATAAGGCTGCCATGAAAGCGGTTAGAGAACGGACGGTCACTGAAACACATGGTATACGGTTCTCTTATCAAAGTGGCATGCTCTTTATCAATCTCCCTTCTGGAAGAAGACTCTCCTATGTGAAACCGCGCATTGGCACAAACATGTTTGGTTCAGACTGTATCACCTATGAAGGCGTCAGTGGCACAAAAAAATGGGAACGCATAGATAGCTATGGTCCAAAGTTTGTGGAGAACATCGTCCAGGCAACCAGTCGTGATCTTCTGTGTTATTCCATGCAAGCTCTCAAGGATTACAACATCGTCATTCATGTACATGATGAAATTGTCATCGAAGCTGGTATGGAAACATCCACTGAAACTATTTGCAATCAAATGGGCCACACTCCACCTTGGGCAAAGGGGCTCTTAATGAGAGCAGATGGTTATGAAACGAATTTCTATAAAAAAGATTAGCCCTTTTATTACTCACAGGGGAGTTTTCTGTCCTGTGAGTAGTAGAAGGCACTTAAGCCTTCAAGAAATGGAGGTAATAAATATGTTCTATGTAAAGCAAACAATCAACGACTCATTGGAAATCAGAGTAGAGATCCACGATGACAATGTCTTTACCACCTGCCCAGATTGCGGTGTTGAAATCTGTGTGGATATCTCGGAATTATTTAGTGATGGAGAAAGCGATCTTTATGGAACTTCGATTTTCTGTCCTGAGTGTAGTAAGTCAAGATTGGAGGCGTTCTAATGAAAGAATTAATTCCAAAAGACAAATACGGGGTTTTTGCTGATGCTCGGGATATAGCTTGGGCAGATAGCTTATTTGTAGCAAATCACTTTGAAAAAGAACACTTTCATGTACTTCGTGATATATCCAAAATCACTGACTCCAATTCTGGATTGAGTAAAGATTTCATTGAATCCAATTATGAGCTCTCCTATTACAAGGATAGTACAGGAAGAAAGCTACCTTGTTATATGATGACTCGCGATGGTTTTACAATGCTTGTTATGGGATACACCGGTCAAAAGGCAATGCGATTCAAAGAGATTTACATCAAACGCTTCAACGCAATGGAAGAGTTCATCACAACTTTGGTTACAACTCGTAAGGATTTCCCTCTACTGACCGAAAACATAAAGCTGCTTCACGAAAAGCCTAAGCCTTATCACTTCAGTAATGAATGCGACATGATAAACCGTATTGTAACAGGGATGTCTGCCAAGCAAATCAGACAAAAATATGGTCTTGAAAAAGGCACCAGCATCCGTCCATACCTAACCGATGACCAAGTTAAAATGCTCGAGACACTTCAAAAAGTTGATATCGGACTACTTCTCTCCGTTCCAGACTATGAACAGCGCAAGCGATACCTGGAATGGTACAAGATGAAGATTTCCGATAAGCCAGCATAAAGGGAGGTTCTACTAATGGGAATTGATAAATTCAACGCTGAAGGTTACTACGACCCCACTGCTTATGACGCCTTAACTAAAATCGAACAAAGAGAAAAGGCTGCCAGAGCCTTCCGGCCTCTTGTGTATATCTGCTCACCCTATTCCGGTGATATTGATAGAAACACGGATTCCGCCAGACGCTATAGCAGGTTCGTGGTGGTGATGGGCTATATCCCCATCGCTCCGCATCTTCTTTTCACTCAGTTTCTTGATGACAGTGATCCTGATGAACGAGAACTTGGTTTGTTCTTTGGAAATGTACTGATGTCAAAGTGCTCCGAGGTTTGGGTATTTGGCAGTCACATTTCCGCAGGCATGAGATCAGAGATCAACTGGGCAAAACGCAAAAACTACCCAATTCGCTACTTTTCATCTCAGTGTAAGGAGGTCATTTAGATTTATGAAAAAGATAAAAGCAATACAAACTGAATACAAAGGCTACCTCTTCAGGTCAAGGCTTGAGGCCCGCTGGGCAGTATTCTTCGATTTTTGTGGTATTGATTATGAGTATGAACCTGAAGGATATAACCTGGGAAATGGGTTGACTTATCTTCCAGACTTTCTTCTTCACGGCGTAGACGGCAGATCTGGTGGCGATCTTTACGTTGAGGTCAAGGGCCAGATGACCGATGCTGATGCAGATAAAATCAACCGTTTTTATGAGCTGGGAAAAGATGACCCTGGTACTTACGGGAAGTCCCAGACAGCCATCCTTGTGGTTGGGAATATTCCAAGTGGTGCAGATATTGATGACATATTATGGTCCATAGAAAATGAAGCTTACAATGACAACGGCAATTGGCCCAATAAGTACAACTTCGAAACTATCGATGGGGACTATTTTGCGGCATATCCTGGGATAAACCATAAAGGAAAATTTGAACTCTTCGGTGATGACAGCAACTATCTTTGTGATATGGATTCTAGAGCAACAGAAAAAGCCTATCGTGCTGCTAGACAGGCCAGATTTGAACACGGAGAAAGACCTCGTACGAAGGGAGGTTATTAAAGTGAGAAAACTAGCCATTGCCTACGGGAACAGCCGACAGGCAAAGAAGTGGGTCAACAAAGAAATCACATTTGATGAACTAAAAGATAGGTTGAAGACCACAATCCGAACGACAGAATCCGCAGAAGAATATGCCAAATTCAGCAAGGCTCAAAAGGATGATGCAAAAGATCATGGTGGCTTTGTTGCAGGAGTACTAAAAGGCGGTCGCAGGAAAATCGATACCGTGGAGCTTCGCTCAATGATTGCCTTAGATGGTGACCGTATTGATAAAGAGTTTCTTAAAAACTATGAATCGAATGCCCAGTATACCTCTGTTCTTTATTCAACCCATAGCAGTACTGATGAGAATCCAAGGGTCCGCATTATCTTGCCTCTAACAAGAGATGTGACACCAGAAGAGTTTGTAGCAGTTTCAAGATACCTTGCTCAGATGCTCGGCATCGATTATTTCGATGAATGCTCCTATCTGCCAAACCAGCTGATGTACTGGCCCAGTACGCCATCCAACGGAAACTTCATCTATAAGGAAGTGGATAAGGACTGGCTTAATCCAGATGATATTTTAGCTTCTCATCCCGAATGGACAGATCCTACAAGACTTCCGACTTCATCTAGGGAGAGCAAGGCAAATACAGTTTCGCATCAGAAGGTACAGGATCCTATTGAAAAGGAGGGTGTTGTCGGGCTTTTCAATAGAGTCTACTTTCCTGTAACAAAAGCAATCGATGAGTTTTTGTCAGATGTGTACGAGCCAACAGAAAATGAGGACCGCTACCATTTTATAGAGTCAAGCAGTATGGCGGGTGTTGAAATCAAGGAAGGTGGAAAGTTCGTCTACAGCCATCATGCCAAGGACCCGGCCTACCTTAAATTATGCAACGCCTTTGACGTCGTCCGCATCCATAAGTTTGGTGATGACGATGCTAAGAAATCCTTCAAGAGTATGTGCGATTTTGCCATGAAGATTGATGAAGTGAAAGTCTTTGCTACCAATGAAAAACTTGCAGAAGCTGAAGTGGATTTCACAGATCTTGGTGACGACTGGAAAGAAAAACTAAAGTATCAGCCCCGAAGTCAAGTACTCGAAAACAGCGTATACAACTTAAACCTTATCCTGAATCATGATCCTGATTTTAAGAATTTTGCATTCAACGAGTTATCAAACCGCATTCAGGTCACTGGACCACTTCCGTGGGAAAGACCGGAAGGTAACGTGTTTTGGAGAGACGCCGACACAGCCCAGCTCAAGTCCATTATGGATATTCGCTACCTTCCGTTCTCAAGCAGAAACCACGATGTTGCCTTTACCAAGGTTGCTGATGATCGGAGATTCCACCCTATAAGGGATTATCTTGATTCCCTTCCTGCGTGGGATGGAGTAAAACGTGTGGAAGATGTTTTCATCAAATATCTTCAGGCTAATGACACTGAGTATATTCGGACTGTGACTAGAAAGACCTTTGCAGCAGCAGTTGCGCGGATATATGTTCCAGGAATTAAGTTTGACTGCGTTCCAGTGCTTGATGGTGATCAGGGTATTGGCAAAAGCACAATTTTGAAAGACCTGGTAACAGCGGACTTCTATTCTGAAACTCTATCCCTTACTGATATGGATGACAAGTCAGGTGCAGAAAAACTACAAGGATTCTGGGTGGTTGAAATTGGTGAACTTGCCGGTATGAAAAAAGCCGACATTGAAAAAGTGAAAGCTTTCCTCTCAACCTCAGATGATAAATACAGACCGTCTTATGGAAGAGTTGTTGAAAGTCACCCAAGGCAATGCATAGTCATTGCAACGGTAAATGGAGAACGTGGATATTTGCGTGACATTACAGGAAACCGTCGCTTCTGGATCATCAAGGTACATCAGAAAAAGCAAAAAAAGACATGGAACTTCACTGAAGAATATAGGCTCCAGTTCTGGTCGGAAGCCAAAGAAATATGGAGTTCAGGCGAAAAACTATATCTCGAGGGTGACGTTTTAGATGAGGCTGAAAAGGCCCAGAAGGGAGCCATGGAGGCTGATGAGCGTGTTGGCATGGTTGAAGAGTACCTGAATACCTTACTGCCAGATGATTGGGACAGCATGGATTTGTTTGCCCGTAGAAACTACCTAAGTGGAACCGAATTTGGCAGGCCAGTGCATGCAGGTACTGTTGCTCGAACCTTTGTAAGTAATGCTGAGATATGGTGTGAATGCTTCAATCGCAACCTCTCTGAACTAAAGACAACGGATAGCTATCAGATTGCAGCACTTATGGCTCAGATTCCCGGATGGGAACGAACCAGCAGTATCAGGCGTTTGCCCATATATGGTAGGCAGCGACTTTATCAATATGGCGGATAAAGAACACGACACAACACAAGATTTTCCCTTATATTCAAAATGCTTTTTCTTAAAAGTAGATAGGAAATGCCTGTGCACGTACACGCGCGTTAGTAAATATAGGGGAACGCTTGTGAATTTGTGTTTCTTGTGTCAGATGGGAGGTAAAAAAGTGACTGAAAAAAACATCGAACAAAAGCTGGTAAAAGCAGTGAAAGCCTTGGGAGGCTTACCACTAAAATTTGTTAGTCCGGGTTTTGATGGTATGCCGGACCGTATGGTACTCCTCCCCATGGGAAGAATCGCCTTTGTTGAAGTCAAAGCACCTGGGAAGAAACCTAGGCCCTTACAACTGGCAAGACATAAGCTCCTTCGCGATCTTGGCTTCAAGGTTTATGTGCTTGATAGTGTAGCAGGAATAGAGAAAATATTATCCGATATGGGAGGTGATGCCAAATGAAGTTCATACCACATGATTATCAGCAATACGCAAGTGCCTACATTGAAAACAACCCCATTGCTGCAATATTTCTTGATATGGGCTTGGGTTAGGAAAAACTGCGCTGACCCTCACCTCCATAAGCAATTTACTCTTTGACAGCTTTAAGGTTCATAAAGTTTTGGTGGTTGCCCCTCTTCGTGTTGCAAGAGATACCTGGCCCCAAGAACTGGAGAAATGGTCACACCTCGATCATCTAATCTGGTCTGTGGCTGTAGGTACTGAATCAGAAAGAAAAGCTGCACTTTTGAAAAAAGCTGATATCTACATCATCAACAGAGAAAATGTCCAGTGGCTTGTGGAAGACAGCGGTATCCCTTTTAACTATGACATGGTGATTATCGACGAGCTTTCATCATTTAAGAATCACAAGGCTAAGAGATTTAAAGCCTTGATGAAAGTTCGTCCCCGCATTAAGCGGATGGTGGGTTTAACTGGTACTCCTACTGGAAACGGACTCATGGATTTATGGGCTGAGTTTAGGCTTCTGGATATGGGTAAACGACTGGGAAGATTCATAGGCAAGTATCGTGACGACTACTTTATTCCAGATAAGCGTAATGGCCAGATCATCTTTAGTTACAAACCTCTACCCTTTGCAGAGGATGCCATCTATCGACAGATTTCAGACATTACCATATCCATGAAATCCACTGACCATTTGAAGATGCCAGAACTCATTAGTTCAGAGTATCCAGTAAAGCTCTCAGAACCAGAACGAAAACGCTATGAAGAATTAAAGCGTGACCTGGTCCTTCAGCTTCCCGGTGGAGATGTCACCGCAGCCAATGCTGCTTCTCTTTCTGGTAAACTGTCTCAAATGGCCAACGGAGCTGTCTACTCAGATACCCAAGAGATTATACGGATCCATGATAGAAAGCTGGATGCATTAGAAGATCTAATTGAAGCCGCTAATGGAAAACCCGTCCTGGTTGCCTACTGGTTTAGGCATGATCTTGAGCGCATCACAGAAAGGCTGCAGCACAATAAAATAAAGTTCTCTCGCCTTGATTCTTCTGAAAGTATTCGGAGCTGGAACAGTGGTGAATTACCAGTAGCTTTAATCCACCCCGCTTCTGCAGGACATGGCCTGAATCTTCAAGAAGGCGGCTCCACCCTTATATGGTTTGGCCTGACTTGGAGCTTGGAACTCTACCAGCAAACCAATGCCCGCCTATGGAGACAGGGACAAACAGAAAATACCGTTGTTGTTCAACACATCATTACCAAGGACACCATCGATGGCCGTATCCTTAAAGCACTAAGAGAAAAGAACAGCACCCAAGCTGCACTAATCAATGCCGTAAAGGCAGATCTGAAAATCTGAGACAACCTATGACAATCCTCGCCAATCCGAGTGAAATCTAAAATATTCGGAGGGCTGATATGAATAAACAAAACGCAAGAGAATACTTCTCAAAAGCTTATCGCATTGACCATCGGATCCGTAGTAAGTTTGAACAATTGGAATCTTTAAATGCACTAGCCACAAGAGCCACATCGACTTTGAGTGCAATGCCAAGAAATCCGAACCGCTCAACATCAACGATGGCTGATGTGATTGCCAGAATCATCGACCTGCAGGAAGAAATCAATCAGGACATCATTCGCCTTGTAGATTCGAAACGTGAAATCATGACCATCATCAAATCCATAGAAAACTCTGAGTACCAGACGCTTCTTGAGAAGCGCTACCTTTGTTTTCTAACCTGGGAAAAGATCGCAGTGGATATGTGTTACACCATCCACCATCTCTACAAAATGCATAACGCCGCCTTGGAAGTTTGCAGTAAGATTTTAAATCAGGATACCTAAAACCATAGAATGATACCCACCGCATGTGATTATATGTAAAATGGAGGTTACTAAAAATGAGCTACCGTGAAGCTAAAGAAGACAACATCAGAATCTCTAAAGCTGGAAGAATGACCTACTACTTCCCCCACTGCCGCTTCTGTGGTGATGAAGTAAGATCCTTAAACTATCTTAGGGACAGACACTATGTCTGTAAAGAATGTAAGCCCCACAAAGAAATCTTATTAAAAACTGGCATCTTTGATTAGATGGATACCAAATAACATAGAATGATACCTACGATGTGTGCTTATATATAAAGTGAGCCACAATGTAAACAAGCCTTCATGGGAACACCCCACGAGGGCTTTTCTTATGCCCAAAGGAGGTGAACCCATGCCATACAAACCTAAGCGTCCTTGTGCTTACCCAGGCTGCGGTCGGCTTGCAGACAGCGAGCAATACTGCGCTGAGCACAAGAAGGTGGTAGCAAAACGATACAACCAGTACCAACGAGACCCTGCTTCCAACAAACGCTACGGCAGGTCTTGGAAGCGTATCAGAGACCGCTACATCAAAGCCCATCCTCTTTGTGAGGAGTGTGATAAGAACGGACGAATTGTAGCTGCTGAAGAAGTCCACCACATCCTCCCTCTCTCCAAAGGCGGTGGTAATGAAACGAGTAACCTGATGGTCCTTTGTAAGTCATGTCACTCAAAGATTACTGCTGAGAGTGGCGACCGATGGGGGAGGTAAAATCCCTACAACTTTTCAATCCGGACAGCGGGCTGGGGTGTCGTGTTAAAAAACGCAGATTCAAACGGGGGTATAGCCCCCACTTTGTAAAGGAGGTGTGATCATTGGCAAAAGACGGTACGAACAGAGGTGGCGCTCGTGTTGGTGCAGGGGCAAAAAAGAAACCTCTGGCTGACAAAATAGCCGAAGGCAATCTTGGTGGTAGGAAACTGACGGTGATGGAGTTTTCCGATACGGCAGACCTTGAAGGACAAGAAATGCCTGAACCAAATAAGATGCTTGAAGCCATACAAAAAGATGGCAAGGCTCTGGTGGCAGGTGAAATCTACAAAGCCACATGGCAGTGGCTGGATAAGCGTGGCTGCGCTGCTCTGGTTTCTCCGCAGCTCCTTGAAAGGTATGCCATGAGTGTTGCTCGTTGGATTCAGTGTGAAGAAGCCATCACTGAATATGGTTTTCTTGCGAAACACCCCACCACAGGAAATGCCATTCAAAGTCCTTATGTATCCATGGGCCAGAACTACATGAACCAAACCAATCGTCTGTGGTTTGAAATATTCCAGATCGTAAAAGAAAACTGTACTGGCGATTACAAAGGAGCGAACCCTCAGGATGATGTGATGGAAAGACTTCTTTCTGCTCGAAGGGGCAAATAAACCAGATGGGAGATAATGATATGAGTAAAAACTACAGAACCGCAGAAAGTGTCTGCAAGGGACATCCTGATAAGCTTTCTGATTTAATCGCTGACAGCATTTTGGATACTTGCCTTCGCAGAGACAAAGCTTCACGTGTGGCCTGTGAGGTCATGGCTACTAAAGGGAAAATCATCGTGGCGGGCGAGATCACCTGCAGCGAAAAAATTAACATCCGCCTTATCGTAAAAAATGTACTTCGTGAGGTGGGATATAGTCCTTGGAAATTTACAGTGTTTGTGTTTGTACATCATCAAAGTGTAGATATTGCTGCTGGCGTAGATACAGCACTTGAAGCAAGAAATGGAATTATTGATCCATACGGTTCCATCGGTGCTGGTGATCAAGGCACTGTATATGGATATGCTACCAACGAAACCCGTGAACTGCTTCCTCTACCTTTACTTCTATCTCATAGAATCGTAAAACGAATTGATGAATGTCGTAAAGGAAAAATCATCAAGGGCATCCTTCCTGATGGAAAAGCACAAGTCACTGTTGAGTATGACGGGGATAAACCTGTCCGCGTTAAGACTGTGGTAGTTTCTGTTCAGCACCATAAGGACAAAACTCAAAAGAGATTAGAATCAGATATCTTAAACTATGTACTCTGGCAGTGCTTCGAGGATTTCCCACTGGATGATGATACGGAAATTCTCATCAATCCTTCAGGCAGATTTGTTGAAGGTGGTCCTGCAGCTGATACGGGGCTGACTGGCAGAAAGATCATGGTGGACACCTATGGTGGTCTGGCTTCTCATGGTGGTGGAGCACTCTGCGGAAAGGACCCAACTAAGGTTGATAGAAGCGGTGCCTATATGGCCAGGTACATTGCTAAGAATATTGTTTGGAGCGGGCTTGCTGATAAATGCGAGGTCGCTATTTCTTATGCCATCGGAAAAGCAAATCCAGTTTCAGTAAACGTGACATCCTTTGGCACAGGGAAAATAGGTGACGAAGATTTAAGTGAACTGGTAAAAGAGATCTTCAGCTTACGTCCAGCTGCCATCATTGAAAAGCTGCGTCTCAGAAATGCAATCTACTCCGATACAGCAACTTACGGTCACTTTAATTCCTCACTCTTCCCTTGGGAGAACGTGGATTTCAATCTAAACTTAAGAAAGGTGGCGGAAAAATTCAATGTAGAGCGTGAAGAGATATGAAGATTCATTATTTTTGCGAAACCTGTGGGCAGGAAAATTCAAGAAGATATGCTGCAAATAAAATTCCATCACACTTCTTCTGTTCAGTTGCTTGTCAGAATGTCTGGCAAAAAACACGTAAAGATATAGTTGAGAAAAACAAAGACCCTCATTTCAGAAAAAAAGTGAGTGAAGGGTTGAAAGCACGAAAGAAAAGATTAGGCTCTGACTATCACTCAAAAGAAACTAAGAAGAAGATTGGAGAAGCCACCTCTCTGAGATGGAATGAATATAGTGATGAACAGCGTGAACGAATGATTCATGTTCTGCGTAATAATTCAACAAAAAAACGCACCTACGGCCCATATGATTACGAGTGGAATAAATTGAGTGCTGCAATCAAACAAGGACAAGTTTGTCGTCGATGTGGTACTAAAGAGAATCTTAATGTCCATCATATTATTCCTGTTAGTGCTAATGGATCGAGAGACCTCGATAATCTTGTGACCTTATGCTCCTCATGTCATAGAACTGTTGAACACGAGGGTAAGAAGGTGAATGAAATTATCGGAGACTGGCAAATAGCTCGCTTATTGATAAAAGAAAGGTTGATGTGTTTGATATGAATATACAAAAAATAAAGCTGTCAGATCTGAATCCGGCAGCATACAATCCTAGAAAAGAACTAAAGCCTGGAGATCCAGAGTTTGAAAAGCTAAAAGCCTCCATTGAGAATTTTGGATATGTGGAGCTTATTGTCGTTAATGCGAATAATGATAACACTGTGATTTCAGGCCATCAAAGGCTTAGTGTGCTTCAGCATCTAGGTCAAAAGGAAGCAGAATGCGTTGTGGTAGATCTGAACACTGAACAGGAAAAAGCTTTAAACGTTGCAATGAACAAAGTTTCTGGCGACTGGGATAAGGATAAGCTAGCTCTTCTTATTGCTGATCTGCAGGGTGCTGACTTTGATGTTTCCCTTACTGGTTTTGATCCATCTGAACTGGATGATCTGTTTAAAGATTCCCTGAAAGATGGTATCCACGATGATGAGTTTGATGTGGATGCAGAGCTGGAAAAACCCGCCATGACAAAACTGGGTGACGTCTGGAAGCTGGGTCCCCATAGACTGGTCTGTGGTGATTCCACCAAGGCAGAAACCTTCACGCTCCTTATGGATGGAAAGCTGGCAAACCTAGTGGTGACAGATCCCCCTTACAATGTAAACTATGAAGGGTCTGCCGGTAAAATCAAAAACGACAACATGGGTGATTCTGCTTTCTATGAATTCCTACTGGCTGCCTTTACCAATACGGAAGCTGTCATGACACAGGATTCCTCTATCTATGTCTTCCATGCAGATACGGAAGGGCTGAACTTTAGAAAAGCTTTCTCTGAAGCTGGCTTCTATCTATCCGGCACCTGCATTTGGAAAAAGCAATCGTTGGTCCTTGGTAGATCTCCATACCAGTGGCAGCATGAACCGGTGCTCTTTGGATGGAAGAAAAAAGGCAAGCATAACTGGTACGCAGATCGAAAACAAACGACCATCTGGGAATTTGAAAAACCTAAGAAGAATGGCTCTCATCCAACAATGAAGCCGGTGGCTCTTGTGGCTCATCCAATCCTCAATTCAAGTCTCAGTAACTGCATCGTCCTTGATCCCTTTGGCGGCTCTGGCAGTACCCTCATAGCCTGTGACCAGACCCAGCGAATCTGCCACACCATTGAGCTTGATGAGAAGTTCTGTGACGTCATAGTCGAAAGGTTCATTTCTGGAGCACAGACTTCAGATGAAGTCTATCTCCTGCGTGATGGCAAAGAATACCGCTACAGTGACCTCCCTGAAAATAAATAACACAACTATCGAAAGATAGACTTGCTATTAACATCACTTAGAGTGATATATGTAGTAAGCCAAAAACAAGGAGGTCAATACCATGAAAATCAATTACAACGTAACTGGTAACGAACGTAAAAAGCTGGTGAAGCTCATCAGCGAAATCACAGAGGTTCCTTCAAAATACCTGGGTGTTCCATCCTGCGCTTACCAGGTCGGACCTTACCACATTGGAAAAGATGGAGAGCTAACCTTTGACAACGAATTGGATCAGGACGATATCAAGACGCTGATGAAAAAGCTACAAGATGCAGGGTTTGAAGCTGAGGTGGATGAACCAGCTACTACTGAAACGGAGACCGAGGAAACTGGACTCATCATCCAGATACCAAAAGACTCCCTCTCCGATGAAGACCTGGAGAAGCTAGCCAAACTGCTAGAAGCAAAAGGCAACCTCATTAAGAAAGCTTTGAATGTAGATGCCCTTCCCATTGAAGCCGATGATGAACGCATTAGCTTCCCTTGGTTTTCAAAGCTACCAGATCCCGATGAGATAAAAGCCTACTCCCAGTTCATTACAAAGCTATGTGAGATGGCGAAAACCCAAAAGAGAATTACTGTAAAAGAGAAAGAAGTCGACAATGAGAAATACGCATTTCGATGCTTCCTTCTCCGCCTTGGATTTATTGGAGAAGAATTCAAAACCCATAGAAAGATTCTCCTTCAAAACCTATCCGGCAGCAGTGCCTTCAAAGGAGGTGTTCCAAGTGAAACCGATCAGTAAAGAAAGACTGGCCCACCTACGCAAGCAGTACCCCGCTGGCGCCAGGGTCCAGCTCCTTTGGATGGATGATGTGCAAGCACCGCCAACGGGCACAAAAGGCACCGTGTGGGGCGTGGATGACACAGGCTCCATCATGGTTCAGTGGGACAACGGCAGCAGCTTGAATGTGGTTTACGGCATTGATTCCTGCAAAGTAATTGATGAAAAATCCAGGAAGGAGTCACAGCAATGAAGGCATTATTTGGTCGAAAGTTCTACAACCTTAAGGAACTAAAGGAAGCAACCGAAGAGGCAAAGGAAGATGGCGTCATTGGTTCTGATTACACTGTGATTCGAGAAGTTGAACTCAATGATTCAGAGTTTAAAAAGTTCACCAGTGATTTTCTAGAGGACCAGCCCTGGATCAAGAAGTCAGATGGCGGCACCAACGAAAAAGGTGAGCTTAGGTGTATTAGGGTCATTAACAAAGACACTGGTGAAAAGATACTCACCAATCCTGAAGGTTACAAATTCCCGCGTTACACAGCGATTGAAGATTAACTGAAAACCTGCTCTATTACTACAGAAATGACTTGCTATTATTCTCGTTTAGAGTGATATATGTAATACCAAAACAAAACCACACTAAATGGAGGATGAGAACATGAAAGAAATCAAGGCATTTGAAGAAGCCAGAGCAAGCGGCGCAAACTTTAAGGAATCAGGAATCAACAGCACCATGTACTGGGCCTACGAAAGAAGCAAGGAAGCAGGAAACGACACCATCGACTTTTCTGAGGTCATTTGGGATTACGACATTGAACCCATTGTTAAAGCCTGCAGAACCTATGGATTAGACCACATCACCATTTCAAGCACCTTCTCAGGACTGATAGCAACCCTTGCCGAATTTGAAAAGCACGGTTGCAGGATGGACGGACTTACCAAGGTTAAGACAAGCTATACCGACTGGCAGACCGGCGAAAAGCAAATGCTATCGGCAATCTTAGTTAGGATTTAAGGAGGACTTAGACCATGTGGAGAAAAGGTAAAATCGAAGTCGAAAACAAAACCATTTATTACTGGATCAAAAGCTTTGATTTAGGCTCCCCTTACGGCATTGATGAGGGTAGAATATCAAAACTGATGCTAAAGCGAGATAGCCAGATCATTGCAAACTTTGATAGAGGTTGGGACATTGAACCCATCGACGCCAATGCACAAGCTGCACTTGAAATACTCATGAAGGAATACAATTAACAACAAGATAAAACGCATAAAGGAACAGGGCTGTATGGCTCTTTTCCTCGTTACAGAAGACCTTAGGGTCTATTTTTTATGTCTTTTAAAGGAGGTGTCCGCATATCCGAAAACTAAAGAAGTATAAACCAACCTCTTATATGGCGAAAGATTCCCATTACAGCAAGGAGATGGCGGACTATGCAGTAGGTTTTATTGAATGCCTCTCCCACACCAAAGGAACCTGGGCAGGAAAGCCCTTTGAACTGATAGATTGGCAAGAGCAAATCATCAGGGATTTATTTGGAACCATAAAACCAAATGGTTATCGCCAGTTTAATACTGCCTATGTAGAAATACCAAAGAAGATGGGAAAAAGTGAGCTCGCGGCGGCTGTTGCCCTGCTCTTAACCTGTGGTGATAACGAAGAGCGTGCTGAGGTTTATGGCTGCGCTGCGGATCGTAACCAAGCTTCCATCGTTTTTAATGTGGCAGCTGATATGGTGCGTATGTGCCCAGCCTTATCCAAGCGGGTAAAGATTCTAGACTCACAGAAAAGACTGATCTATCAACCCACTGGAAGCATCTATCAAGTGCTCTCTGCGGATGTTGGAAACAAGCACGGCTTCAACACCCATGGTGTTGTCTTTGATGAGCTCCATACTCAACCTAACCGAAAACTTTATGATGTTATGACTAAAGGTAGTGGTGATGCCAGGATGCAGCCCTTGTACTTTCTAATCACCACTGCTGGAGATAATCAAAACAGTATCTGCTGGGAGGTTCATCAAAAAGCACTGGATATCATGGCAGGAAGAAAGAACGATCCTACCTTCTACCCCGTCATTTATGGCGCAGATCTTGAAGATGACTGGTCCGACCCAAAGGTATGGAAGAAAGCAAACCCATCCCTCGGCATCACTGTCAGCATGGATAAAGTAAAAATGGCTTATGAATCTGCTAGACAAAACCCTGCTGAAGAAAACAGTTTCAGGCAGCTTCGACTCAATCAATGGGTTAAGCAGGCCATCCGGTGGATGCCAATGGATAAATGGGATGCCTGCGCTTTCCCTGTTAATCCAGAAGCCCTCAAAGGTCGCGTCTGCTATGGTGGACTGGACCTTTCCTCTTCCACTGACATTACAGCCTTCGTACTTGTCTTCCCTCCACAGGATCAAGATGACAAGTATGTGGTTCTTCCATACTTCTGGATACCAGAAGACAGCATTGACCTTAGGGTTCGACGGGATCATGTGAATTATGATGTGTGGGAAAAACAAGGCTTCCTTCTTACTACCGAAGGCAATGTGGTCCACTATGGGTTCATTGAAGCATTCATTGAAGACCTTGGAATGAAATATAACATCCGCGAAATTGCCTTTGACCGCTGGGGAGCAGTTCAGATGACACAGAACTTAGAGAATTTAGGCTTCACAGTTGTCCCTTTTGGTCAGGGATTTAAAGATATGTCTCCACCAACTAAGGAACTGATGAAACTCACACTAGAGCAAAAAATCGCTCACGGTGGTCATCCTGTTCTCCGCTGGATGATGGATAACATTTTTATTAGAACCGATCCTGCTGGTAACATCAAAGCAGATAAAGAAAAATCCACTGAAAAGATTGACGGTGCTGTTGCCACAATCATGGCTCTTGACCGAGCGATCCGCTGTGGTGGAGAAACTGGTAATTCTGTTTATGACGATAGAGGACTACTCGTATTTTAGGAAAGGAGGTTGATGTCCATGGGAATACTTCAAGGAATATTTAATGCTCGGGATAAACCTAAAAATACTCTTTCAGGAAGCTATTACAGCTTCTTTTTTGGAAGCACCAGCGCTGGCAAGCCAGTTAACGAGCAAACCGCCATGCAAATGACAGCGGTCTACAGCTGCGTAAGAATCTTATCGGAGACGTTGGCTGGCCTACCCCTACATGTTTACAAATACAATGATTCAGGTGGCAAGGAGAAAAACCTAAAACACCCACTTTACAAGTTACTCCATGATGAACCAAATCCTGAGATGACTTCTTTTGCGTTTAGAGAAACGCTGATGAGTCATCTTTTATTATGGGGAAATGCCTATGCTCAGATTATTAGAAATGCACGAGGTGAAGTGATTTCTCTCTACCCACTCATGCCAAACAAAATGACGGTCGATCGCGATTCAAGTGGTCGGCTTTTCTATTTGTATCAGCGTGGCAATGAGGATATGCCTACTCTTGGCAGAGAACATCAAGTGTATCTTTCACCATCGGATGTTCTTCATATCCCAGGACTTGGCTTTGATGGGCTGGTAGGCTATTCACCCATTGCCATGGCGAAAAATGCTGTGGGCCTTGCCATAGCTACTGAAGAATATGGAGCTAAGTTTTTTGCTAATGGGGCTTCACCGGGTGGCGTCTTAGAACATCCCGGTACTATCAAGGATCCTCAGAAGATTAAAGAATCATGGAACGCTGCTTATCAAGGAAGTGGTAATGCTCACCGGGTGGCTGTTCTTGAAGAAGGTATGAAGTATCAGCCTATAGGTATTTCACCAGAGCAGGCACAGTTCCTTGAAACTAGAAAGTTCCAGATCAATGAGATCGCTCGTATCTTCAGAGTCCCCCCTCATATGCTTGCTGATTTAGAGAAGTCATCCTTTAGTAACATCGAGCAGCAATCACTTGAGTTCGTAAAATACACTCTCGATCCATGGGTGGTCCGCTGGGAACAGTCCATGTGCAGAGCTCTACTCATGGAAAGCGAGAAACCTAATGTCTTTATCAAGTTTAACGTGGATGGCCTTCTGCGTGGAGACTATGTTAGTCGTATGAGCGGCTATGCCACAGCAAGGCAAAACGGTTGGATGAGTGCCAATGATATCAGAGAACTTGAAAATCTGGATAGAATTCCAGAATCCTTAGGTGGCGACCTCTACCTCATCAACGGGGCCATGACTAAATTACAGGACGCAGGCGCGTTCGCAAATATTAAAGAAACGGAGGAACCTAAATGAAGAAGTTTTGGAACTGGGCGCGTGATGAAAACACTGGCGTCCGAACACTATATCTAGACGGCGTTATTGCCGAAGACTCATGGTTTGATGATGATGTCACCCCTAAGGCATTTAAAGCAGAGCTTACTGCCGGCGAGGGTGACATTGTTATTTGGCTCAATTCTCCAGGAGGTGATTGCATTGCTGCTAGTCAGATTTACGCCATGCTGATGGATTACAAAGGCACTGTTACCGTAAAGATTGATGGAATTGCTGCCTCTGCCGCCTCTGTCATCGCCATGGCGGGGACAACGGTGCTCATGGCACCAACAGCCCTTATGATGGTCCACAATCCCCTTACAGTGGCCATTGGAGACAGTGAAGAAATGAAAAAAGCCATCGCCATGCTTTCTGAAGTTAAGGAGAGCATCATCAATGCCTATGAAATCAAGACAGGTCAGTCAAGGACAAAGCTCTCTCATCTTATGGATGCGGAGACCTGGCTCAATGCAAAAAAAGCCATCGAACTTGGATTTGCAGATGGCATCTTGGTGGATGAAAAGAAAAGAAGTCAGACTGAGGATTTCACCTATGCTTTTAGCCGCAGAGCTGTTACCAACTCCCTGCTGGATAAGGTAAAACCCAAAATACCAAAAGAGAATACTGGCACCCCAATTGAGTCGCTAGAAAAGCGGCTTTCTTTGATTCAACACTAAATTTTAGGAGGAAAACACTATGAATAAAATTCTTGAACTGCGTGAAAAAAGAGCAAAGTCCTGGGAAGCTGCTAAAGCCTTTCTGGATACCAAAAGAGGCACAGATGGAATTGTATCTGCTGAAGACACTGCAACCTATGAAAAAATGGAAGCGGATGTGGTAGCCCTTGGTAAGGAAATTGACCGTCTGGAAAAGCAGGAAGCACTAGACCGCGAGCTTTCAAAGCCACTTAACACACCACTTACCGGAAAACCTATCTTCCAGGGTATGGAATCCAAAGGCGGCAGAGCCTCCGCAGAATACCAGAAAGCATTCTGGAATGCCATGAGAACCCGTTCTGGTGAAGGCCTTGATCCAGTGATTAAGAGCGCACTGCAGATCGGCACCGACACGGAAGGTGGCTATCTTGTACCAGATGAGTTCGAGCGTACTCTTATTGAAGCCCTGGATGAAGAGAATATCTTCAGAAAGCTGGCCAACGTCATCTCAACTTCTTCTGGCGACCGTAAAATTCCTGTGGTGGCTTCCAAAGGTACTGCTTCTTGGATTGATGAAGAAGGTGCCATTCCTGAAAGCGATGATAGCTTTGGACAGGTTTCCATTGGTGCTTACAAGCTAGGTACCATGATCAAGGTGTCTGAAGAGCTTCTAAATGACAGTGTCTTCAATCTTGAAAACTACATCGCTAGGGAGTTTGCAAGACGTATCGGTAACAAGGAAGAAGATGCCTTCTTCACAGGAGATGGTTCTGGAAAGCCTACAGGTATCCTTGCTGCCACTGGTGGAGCACAAATCGGTGTAACTGCTGCAAGTGCTACAGCTATTACCATTGATGAAGTTTTGGACCTCTTCTACTCTCTTAAATCGCCTTACAGAAATAAGTCCGTGTTCGTTATGAACGATGCTACCATTAAGGCTATTAGAAAACTAAAAGATGGCCAGGGTCAGTATATCTGGCAGCCATCACTTCAGGCTGGAACGCCAGATACCATTTTGAATAGACCTGTTTACACTTCATCTTACGTTCCTACCATCGCTGCAGCTGCAAAGTCCATCATCTTCGGTGACTTTGGCTACTACTGGGTAGCGGATCGTCAAGGTAGAGTATTCAAGAGACTTAATGAGCTCTATGCAGCCACTGGCCAGGTAGGTTTTGTTGCCACTCAGCGTGTGGATGGAAAACTGATTCTGCCTGAAGCCATCAAAGTGCTTCAGCAGAAAGCGTAATGGAGGTGTCCTATGAGTTATAACACAAAGAACTATACCGAACAGGGCGGTGAGAAAACCGTCATTGGTGGAACTCTTGAAATCAAGGAAGGGGCGGTCGTTACTGGCCTCCCCATCCTCGATAATCAAGCTGCAAGTACTGCTGCCACAGTAGAAGATTTGGTGACGGATTTTAATGCCCTCCTCACCAAACTTAAGGCTGCAGGGCTTATGATTTCAGACTAATGAAAGGATGGTGGCGGTATGACACTGCTGGAAAAAGTAAAAGCAAATCTTATTCTTGATCACTTGGCTGATGATGAACTCCTTGAGATGTACATCACCGCCGCTACCCGGTATGCAGAAAGTTATCAGCATCTTCCTGAAAACCACTACGTGGAAGCAGTTATGCCAGCCACCACACAGCAAGCCATCATTATGCTGTCGTCCCATTTTTATGAATCCAGGGACGGCAGCACCGGTGGTTTCTTTTCAGATAATGTTCAAGCTGGACAGCAGGTATGGAATACAGTCAATCTCCTGCTGCGGCTTGATCGGGATTGGAAGGTGTAATTATGAGCTTTGGGAAAATGAATACCTTTATCGATATTGTAGAAAACGTCACCATAAAAGATTCCGAAGGGTTTAAAACAGAAGTTGATAATATTGTAGCTTCTGTAAGGACTTATCGAGAAGGTCGGCATGGCAATGAAAAATGGGCAAACAGAGCATCCTTTTCAGAAGCCACAGACCTTTTTCGCTTTCGCCACATCCCTGGTATAACCATAACAACAACCATGGTGATCATCCATAGAAATAAGAGATTTGAAATCACATCCGTTGAAGATGTGAAAGGTCGCGGTATGTACATTGAAGTGCTGGCCAAGGAGGTGGTTCCAAGTGGCTAAAGCTACCATGCGTATGCCAGATGACTTCTTGATGAAGCTCTCAAAACTTGGTGATAAAACAGATGAGATTGTCTCGAAAGTTTTAGAAGCTGGCGGTGAGGTGGTTCTGGATAAAGTGAAATCCAACCTTAAAGGTGTTATCGGGAATGAAACCAAAGAAAAAAGCCGTTCTACCGGTGAACTGGTTTCTTCACTGGGCCTCTCTCCTACTAAGCTAGATCGAAATGGAAACTTCAATGTCAAGGTTGGCTTTAATGAACCTCGTGGCGATGGAGATGCCAATGCTAAGATTGCAAATATCCTTGAATACGGGAAATCAGGTCAGCCACCTAAACCCTTCTTGAAGCCAGCAAAGTCCGCAGCTCGGAAGGCATGCATTGAAACTATGAAATCAAAACTGGATAAGGAGATTGAAAAGCTATGAGCTTACTTGCGGATTTAAACCACATACTAGAACCCTTAAACATTCCTGTGGAGACCGGAGTATTTTCCGAAGTGCCTCCCGATGAATATCTGGTTATCACCCCCATGTCTGATAGGCTTGATCTC